TTCATTTTTGCGAGTGCTGATTCAATTGACTCTGAACCATCAAATTTAGACCCAAGACTTGCTGCAAAAGGATCTTCTACTCCTCCAATTATCCCTAGACCTCCCTCACCTAACCCTTCTTCTATCCCAGAAAACGGAGTTCCTCCTGTGGGCATCCCTGTTCTGCCTCGCAGTTCGGCAACTGATTCGGGAGTTCGTTCCTCGCCAAACTTTCCAGTCCCTAGTGCAAATGGGTCATCAAACCGAAAATCTTCCCATCCAGCATCGCTACTATCGGTGAGGATTTTATAAGGCTTTTTCTTACTGCCAGAACCCACAATATTCTTTGCGTTCTGTGCAGCAATGCCATATTTCATCAACTCTTTGTATACGACACGCTCCGCATAGCTATCATCTTTTCCCTTGCCATTGGGAATAATGATGTTGACTTTATTCTGACCTTTGGGAAGTCCCAGTCTCGGAGCGAGATTCACAGGGACATCTAACATCATCCGTGTGTCATCGCCTATGCCAAATAATCCCATTTAAATACCTCCAAAAGGAGTCTGCGGTTGCTGACCGTAGATCGTTTTCTTAGTTCGCTTTTTAGGCTGCTTCACCTCTGGGATCTCGGAGAGATCCTTGAAGCTTCCCTCGATTCGCTTGAACATTCGCGCTGCAGTATCGTCAAATTTTGTAAATGCTAGTTCCAGCGGGTGCATTGCTTTAGCCATGATTAACCTCTTGCCCCCGGAGATATATCTGCTCCAGGAACCCTGACATTGCCTGTCCTTGGCCCTGATATTGCAGCAGCAGTCTGCCTCATTTCATCTACTGTTCCCGGCATGACCGGTCGGGTCGTAGATGGTATTCCCGTTCCGGGAGCCTGCGGTCTGGTTCCAGCCTGGTTGCCCTGCTGGAAGTTACCTGCATTAGGCAACTGTTGCGCTCCCTGGGTGTTTAAAATATTTTGCGCTGTTTCTTCGGGTGTAGGTAGTTGTGACCCACCCTGCTGCTGTGCTGCCTCGAGGATATTCTGTATCGTCGGTATTCGCGCGGCTGCTGCAGCCTGAAGCTGTTCCTGTATGCCAGGCGAGTTGATGAACTGCTCCTCGAGGATCTTCGAGCGAACTTCGAGCGGGTTGCTTACGCCACCTTTCCTGAGAGCAGTGTCGAGATCAACATATCCTGCCCTCCAGAGGTTAGACCAGAGGTTGAGCCTTCGTTCCTGCTCTTCCGGGCTAACAGAATTAATACGAACAATGTTGACGTAATGCCCCTTGATATCGGAAGGCTTGATAACTGCATCGAGGACACCCGCTTCTGTCTTTCCGAACACGGACACCCTGTCATCGATTACGTGTTCAACAATCCTGAGAATAAGCTCTCCCTTTTCCTGAAGACCTCTTTCCATTGCGTCTTTTACGGCTCCAAAGTTCAATGAAGCGATTCCTGCCAAAACTGCTGTGTGATAGCCGGAAGCTGCGCCGGTAGGACGTTGCCCCCTTGCAACAGCCGGTACTGTGTTCGCCTCGATCGCCTCGTCGAGGAATTCCTTTGCAATCCCGATCTCGGAGGGGGGTCTGGGAACATCTGATATACCGACCTGTACCTGTGGTGGCTTTACGTTCTTTGCACCAGGAGTGTCATCCCACATTGCCTGGACTTCCTCGGTAATGCCGGGAGGACCGGTGAACTCGAGGGTGGGCCATGCTGACTTGCTTACGATATCGATATAGTGGGATGCCAGCTGACTTTGCGCCCGAAGCATGTCAAGCGAGCCGTTCAACAATCCCATGTACAGGTTCTCCGGTTCGGAGTTACCCGTGTCGAGTCCCATCTGGGGCCAGTACATAATCCACGGCAGTCTTCCGTATCCATGCCGTCTTGGCTCGAGTACCCATTGCTTATCAGCGACATATGCGACCTGGGAGTGCGTCCATACTTCCTGGAACGTCACGTAGCCTTTTTTCTGGTTGCCCCATTCGGGGAAGTGAGCCTGTACCCATTCGGCATCTACTTCGTACTCGTATATAACCCATCTCGGGAGCGTCCCGTTATTCATATCCCATATAACGTTTTGCGGATTTACAGCAACGGATTTTATGGGCCATGCGATAGAACGTTTTTCTATGACTTCCCTGACGTTGTCCCTGTATTCGCTGGTGGCATCCTCGTCATGGGGAGGAGGTTCCGGGAAGTCGCTCCATTCATTCGCGATAAATTCGACTTTCTCCCATGCAATCCCGTAAAGCCCTGCCTGCTTGGTAAGTTCGCGGTAAACGGGACTCCTGTGTTCAACCATGTGATGTGCGCCGGTTAGGAATTTCTCCATTGTCTCGGCACGGGCCTGACCTCTTGGTCCGGGTGGCGGGACGGATATATCGAGGAATTGCGGGGTAACGTGAGATACGAGGGTGTTGATAACTGACTGTGCTGTTCCCAGCCGTATCATCGTCCCGCTGTCAGGGACGCTGAACTCGAAGTCGTTCAGGAAGAACTCGTCGAGCTGTTCGCACTGGCTGCGAAACTTCTGGAAAAGATCATTTGTCTGACTGGTCTTTTCCCTGATCCAGTGCATGGTCAGTTCAGGTTCATCGACAGGATTTGCTGCCTCCATGTCGATAACAGCGGTTGGGTCTATTGCAAATTCTAAGACCATCTTGTTCCTAACATATCGTTATCTTGAATCTGACGTAACCAGATCAGCCTCTTCGAGATATTTCATACGTTCTTTGCTTTTTTGTTCCCGCAGCCTGGAAAGAAACCTTGTCGGTCTTGCAGCAGGCCGAGGGCGTATCGGATTCATACGCCGTATCGGACGAAGATAATCATACTCGCCTTTATCGTAACCCGGAGGGTCACATGCCATCAAGGCTAATAATTCTGCATCTACCCAGTCATCGTGTTCTCCTGTCTCGTTGTAAAACAAGTAGGAACCGTTGCCGGACGGGCGAATGCTAATATCCTCTAATTGCTTCTTGAGGGTTGACCAACTGGCTGGGAAATATACCGTTTCGTTCTCGAGCGCAATGTAATAGTTCTGAAAGAGTTGATATTTGCTCTGTGCGCTGAATTTGAAGGGATTTACGGGTAAACCGGCGTTCAGGAGGTGGTCAAACACGACATCTCCGAGTCCAGTGGAGTCAACACGGATGTCTCCGACTTTCCACCTGTTGATCTCAGCTGCAATCGTGTCGATCTGGCTTACCCAGTCGCTGCCGGACATCTCGATTGCGTGTAGGGACTCCCTTGTCCTTGCGTCCTTGATCACGAATACCGTGTAGTCCTGTTTCTTACCGAGGTCGAGTCCTGCGACATATCTTCGGCTCTCGTCAGGGTAAAGCATCTCCTGGCTTTTTCCTGCGAGTTCTATCTTGCTCGGTCGGAAGAACCCTCCACCGCCGTCCGGTTGTTTCGCGAGGTACATACGATCCCATACGGGTTCCGGCATGGTGGATTTTTCATCTCGTATTGCCTGCTTTTGTTTTTCTGAAAGAAAAACGTTGTCGAAGCTGGTGGCATGAAACGCCTGGTAATCCTCCGACGGATTTTCCTCTGACCACTTGAACAGCTTTGAGAACCAGTGGTTTCGCGCGAAGGGCGGTATACCTTCGATACATCCCCTTCCGAGCCTGCCGGAAGAGTTCAACATTGGTCGAAGCTTGTTCCAGGCAGCTTCCTTGATGTCCTGGGACTCTGTTATCCAGATAAAGTCGGGGCCAGCAGTCTGAAGTGACTCGGGATCGTCCGCGGATTTTATCTCCATGTAGACATCCCGCCTTGCAAGTCCGGGCGACTTGAGGTTCAGCCATACGGCTCTTTCGTCTTCCTTCCAGCCGTCACCTCTGCCACCTCCCTGGGTTTTCTTCCTTCTTACCACCATTGACTCTGGGATGAACTGCTTCAACTCGTTCCATGCCTGCCTGCTTTGAGCAAAGTTGGGGGCAACAACCCAGATATGGATAGCTGGCTCCAGGGTGTGGGTAAGGTCGTAGCCTACTTTTAGCCCTGCAGCCTTAGCCATGTCTTTATCTGCGAGAAACGGACTTTTAGAGGCGAGTGTTATTGCTCGCATAAGCTCTGTGAGGACAGCCCTACCTTTTCCAGCGCGTCTTCCTGCCCATATGACCTTGATACGGGCAGTTGAGTTGTGAAATGTCTTCTGCCACGGTGATGGCGTGTATTGATAAGCCATTTATGCCCCGTTCAGGCTGGATTCCAGCTCGTACAGACTGGATTCACCAGAGATATCGACTGTTGCCTGGGAGGTTTCCTTCTTTGATTTATTCATAAGGACGAGCGGTTCTATCTCGAGAAGACCAGTTTTTTCTATCAACTTGTTTTCTGCGATCGACACCTTGCCTGTCTCTGCCTTGATGAACGAAGTGATGCCCGACTCGAGCATGTACATCTGCTGCAGCACAGACCACCGGACCTGGAACCTTAACGACACCTTACCTGACCTACCGATGTTTTCGACAATACGGTACTCGTAGTTGTTCTGCACGTACTCGTTTACCGCCTTCTTGAAACTCTTAGTACGGTTTACAAGGCTTATCGTCGAATCAAGATCCCACTCGTAATCCTCACACATACATTGCAGAGCGTCCTCTCCGACACCGTAAGAGGGGAGAGAGACAAATATCCGACGTAACTTTCGCGACCAGGAAGGCCATTCGGGATAGCCCTTGAGGACAATGTCCCGAAATTT